ATTATCTGCCATTTAGTTTTATTTATAAATATTAAAAAAGACCCCTATTTTTGTGGGGTCCTTTTCATTTTAGTCATGTATGACGGGGGGGTTATAGTTTTATCAGCGTTTGCTTTTTTCATAGTCTGGATAGACTTTTCTACTGTATTTTCTTGGTCTCGAGAGTTTTGTTTATCGTGGTGTTCTTTTATTTTATTAAATGTAAAGTTACGAAGCCATATAGGCATATTATAAATTGTATCATAATCATATCCTCCATTACCATGAAATATTATATTATGAATTTGAGTGAATAATGACATTCTATATTCACCAACATTATCAGATGTCAGGCCAAAAAAAGTTTAAATTAATTGGGATATCAATGTCCTCCTCAACATTATCTATCATTATTTTCGCAGTTAAATTAATATCTGGGGATATGTCTTTAATTTGTTTTCTTAATGCTCTTGAGTCAGTAGCAAGCATATTAAAATCAACAAACTCTCTTATAGTGTTTCTATCTGTATTTCCATCTACAGCGAATATTTGGTGCTTTAATCTTGTTGTTATTTCTGGGGATGCTTCTTGGCTTAATTTTTTTAGACTTTCAAGTTCTTGGTCTATCTTTTCATTATCTTTATCAGTTAATAATTTGAATTCTATTTCAACTCCTGATGTAGGTAATGTAAATTTAAATGTATTTCTTGTAGTTAAAGTTGATGTATCAAATGGTTGATTATCTAAGCTAGATAAATCAACTGTGTATTCTTTGCCATCATAGGTGAATGTATAATCCTTACCATAACCTAAAATACGAGAAGCAATTAATATAGCATTTTTATCACCGGCTACAACATCCTTAACATCGATCTTATTCATTGTTAATGCTTCTATTAATTTATCTAATACAATACCTTTTTTAATGTAATTTTGGTTTGTAAGAATATCTTCTTCTTTAGCGGTCATGTATTTCATTTCAATTTTACCACTTCTAAGAGGATGATCTTGAGGGTAAACTAAACCTTTTGAAGGTAATTCAACGATTTCGGTTGGGAATTTAAATTTGTCTTCCATAAATTATTTTTTATAACATTTAGTGTTGTATATAAATATATGATAAATAAAGAAGCCCACATAAAAATGTGAGCTTCTCTTAATATTTTTTGTTTTAAACTAAAAGTTTAGAATGCAATAATCTGGTTGGACAGTCATTGTGATAGTTTGAGCAACTGATTCATTATCCCAACTGTATTCACCAAAACTAGCTTCTGTAATAAGTGCGCCTTTGATTATCCATTCACTTACAATATCACCAACTGGGCCTAAAACATCTATAGTTAAGTCTTTTTTATAGAAGTCAGAGTAACCATCACGGCCTGTAACAGATTCGTGGTGTAAACGTACCCATTCCATTACTGATTGAGCACCAGAAGGAGTAATTGGATCAAATAAAGTCATTTGAATTGTACCCCATTTAGATTTACCCTTAACAAAACGTTGAACGTTCATATGATTAAGAGCGATTGAATCTTGGGTTAAAGTTACAGCGCCTACTGATTTAATAATATATGAAGGGAAACCATCAACATACATTATAAATCTATTCTGTTGTTTAGGTTCAAAAGCTGTGAAGAATATTTCGTTTGGATTTAATACTGCCATTTTGTTTTGTTATTTTAAATTAGTTTATTAGTTTTTTGTTTGTCATTGATAAATATAGTAAAGAAAAGGAAAATATATCTTATTTGTAAATCCATTTATATCCATAAGCAGTTTTAGAAACATTAGTTAAACAACAGCTTATATTAGAACGTTTAAATTTTGGATTGCTATTTTCAGCATCTTCTATACTTTTAAATTCTTGGATTATATTATTTTCTTTATCTAATTGCAATATGGATTTATATTTTTTATCTAAAAAAGATTGAGGTTGTTTTTTACCTAATTTTCCTTGTTTTATTTTTTCACAATGCTCTTTGGATAGTGATTTTCCAGTTTTTAATTTAGATATTTTATCACCAAATCCTTCAGGTTTAGGTTTACCTATATTAGCTTGTCTTAATTTTTCTTTACGGTCTGGGTTGGTTTTATATTCTTCAGATTTTGGTTTAGGTTTACCTATATTAGCTTGTTTTATTTTGTTAATAACATAGTTGTATTTTTCTTCGTTTAAGTCTTTATTATACCATCCGGATGTTTGGCTTCTTATATTATAAAATTTTTTGGATTTAACTGCATTAAAAAAATTAATCCAATATTCTTCACGCTCACCTAAATTTTCCTTAGCACAATACTCTAAAATTTCTTTTTTAAAATTTTCTTTACCATATTTTTTTATATCTTCTAAAAGTAAAGCTCCAGAACCTAAATATTCAGGATTATTATGAGAGTCTTTACCTATATATTTTTTTCCGTTTATCAAATTCTTTGTAATGTATATTACCATAAAAATACCCTCCTGTTTTATTATAAATATTACAGGAGGGTATAAGGTTTAATATTTTACTTAAGGATATTTAGATATTTTTTTAGTTAAACGACACTCCTGTTGGTAATATATTAAAGTCTAAGTAAATGAATTCTGCAGTTTTAGTTGGTTGGATATAAATCTGACCTACTAATTGGTTTCTGTCTATAACATCTGGTGTGTTATTTGAATCATCCATTACTACCTTAAATGCGTATAAACCTTGGCGTTGCTGTACTGATTGTAGATATGGATTTACTTGGCTTAAGAATTGGTTTCTTGTTGCTGCTGTATTTTGTTCAAATACTAAGTTTTGAGCTACTTGAGAAATATAAGACTTAAGAGCAATTAATAAACGACGAACATTTACTCTATCAAGAGCACTTGCTTTTGTTTGTAATGTTTTCTGGCCATATACTACAACTCCAGATCCTGGGAATGTTGATATTGGGTTTACTTTACCACTATATAAAGTATCTCTGTTGCTTTGAGATAGTTTTATAGCGGCTCTAGTCACTGTTCCTAATCCGCCTCTATTTATACCTGCTGGCGCGAACCAAGGTTCAGCTACTTTATCATTATAAGCATAAACACCACCTATTAATGTTGAAGCTGGTACCCAAACGTTTTTACCTGAATCTGGGTCGATTACTTGGCACCATGGCCAATATGAAGCAGCATATGAAGTATTTCTTGACTGTGCTTGAGTTACCACAGATGATGGAGTTTGAGTAGCATATGGTACTAAATCTAAAATGAATATACTATCACCTCTATTTTGAGTATTGTTTATGATGTTAGTGCATTGTGATGTTTGTAAACTATTAAATAAACCAGGAGCTAATAATACATTAAATCTATAATCATCAGCATTTGCTAATAAAGCAACCATGTTATCATAACTAGCACTTGGAATACCTTGTGATTTATTAACATCTGTGATAGTATCATAATATTGAGCTCCAGCCATTATTCCACCTAAAGCGGCACCAAACGATCCACTTCCTAATGCTGGTAAAGATCCAGTGAATGAAGCTTGTGGGTTGCCGTTATTATCAAAATAGTTTGGTGTTGGTAAATCTACTGACGCTACTCTTACATAGGCGCTTCTGTTAGGATAAGAACCTGATATTTCAACCTGATTAGTAGTAGAATTATAATTTAAAGTATAATCACCTATTGCTTTAGCTACGTAGTTAGAAGCAAATGGATCTAATGATAAACCAATCCATGTTTCTAATATAGTTGGGTTGTTTGTATTATCATCGCCTCTTCTAATTAGTAAATCAAAAGTACCTTGAGTAGCTGATGAGTTAGCTATTTGCCATCTAATATTATTAGATGAACCACTTGCTAATGAACCACTAACGTCTAAACTAGAGCTACTATTCATTATAATACCTTCAGATAATGTTTGAAGAGAGAATGATTGAGTTGTTGCTGAGCCTGTTGAAGCTATAAAGCAACCAGCTACAGATGATGAGTTAGTAGTTGCGGGAGTATATGTGCCGCTCACTACTCTAGCTACAAGTAAAGATTCACCACCATTATTAAAGTAATTATATGCCGCGATTGAAGTAAAGTATGTGTATACTTGGCTTGCGCTAGTGAAAGTAGTACCAAATTTATTTTGGTAATCACTATATGATGTTACAATAATTGGTATTTCTGGTTGTCCTTTAACAGTAGGACCAATGATAGCTGCACCAACAGTTACTGGTTGTTGGCTAATAAACGACTGGTCATTTTCTATTGCTAATACACCAGGAGAGATTAAAGTTGTTGCCATGTTTTTAAATTAGTTTTAAGTTTGTAGTTTTGTTATAAATATTGTAAGGTCATTCAAAAAACTAGGAGGTTTGTGTAAACTCTCCCTTTTCTATATTTATTGTTCCTACTCCATATTTTTCTTGAAGTTTAGAACCAATTTCAGTTTCTTTTCGTTTTAATGTAACTAATTTTGTTTTTAGTTCTTGTTTTTGATGTTCTAGATCTTGGATATTAAATTCTAATATTCCAAATTGTTCCATTAGAATTAATCGTTCTTGTTGAATATCCTTAACTTCTTGTAATTCTTCTTGTAATAAAACTTTTGTTATCATGTATTATTTTTTATTTTATATTGTGTTAATACCACTTAATCTTATATATTCTACTCTAGCAAACCATGTAGGAGAACCACTACCGGTGCATGTGACTTGTAACCTATCATTAGCATTGTTAGCAACTACACTTGCTGAATATCCAGTTGCGCTTCCTGATATTGGGGTCATAGTAATAAGTGAACCTCCATCTATAACAGTTGTGCCTCCATAGTTTTTTATTATGCCTTTTCCATTCCAGCATCTACTATTACCATTAGTCCCCGAGGCTTGATCCATCCCTAAAATATCTATATTAATATAATAAGAATATCCAGAGGGAATAGTAAAGTAATTACTGCCGGATATAGATAATTCTATAGGACTACCTGTTCCTGATAAAGAGACTATACCGTATTGGCCTATTCCATTAATGTCATTAGATCTAGCCCATTCTGAATATAGACTAGCTGTGGCTTTTACTCCTTCAGCATGGGAATATTGGCCTGATGCTACTGTATAATTACCTTCAGCATGTGAATAATCTCCAGAAGCTACTGTATAATTACCTTCAGCATGTGATGCTACCCCTGTAGCTTGTGTACTGCCACCTTCAGCATGTGAAGAATTTCCTGTAGCTTGTGAATTCGCACCTTCTGCGTGTGAATATATTCCCGAAGCTATTGAAAATTGGCCTTCGGAATGTGAAGAATATCCAGTAGCTTTTGTAGCAAAACCCTCAGCATGTGAATAATCTCCAGATCCAGAAGTAGCGTAGCCTTCGGCATGTGAAAAAACTCCAACAGTTAATGTAGTTGAGCCTTCTGTATGTGATCCAGTGCCTTGAGCTCTTGTAGCTTCACCTTCAGCATGTGAATAATCGACTGATGCAGAATTATTTTTACCTTCAGCATGTGAATATAAACCTACTGCTTTTGAACCTGAGCCTTCAGCATGTGAATAACTACCAGACGCGATAGTACCGATACCTTGTGCATGTGAATAGCTTCCAAGAGCTATTGTATTATTGCCTTCAGCGTGTGAATAAGTACCCCCAACTGTATTGCCAGCCCCATGAGTAAATGATCCTGTAATACTCATTGAACCAGAAAGGAATATATCGTATGCTTTAATTCCAGTAAACGCATCTATTGATTGAGATATATGCCATGATTCAATAACATAGTTTTGTGCTATTTGGTCTGAACCAGAAACAAATATACTTTTTAATTGTGATGCCATTATTTTTTATTATAAATATTAATTATTTCACTAAAAGGTAGAAACTACTGTACCTGGATTGGTTAGTGTTTTCCAATTTACTGTGTTTGATAGTATGCCTGGTCTCCAAGCCCAAATAGTTTGTCCTCCGGAAGAATCTATATCAGTTGGTTGTATATTACCAATTGACTGGGTTGCTCCTTGGGTTAATATAAAATAAGTAACTGATCCTGGGGTACCTGATTTAAAACCTAAATATGTACCAATAGTAGGTGAATACAAATTTAATGTACTTGTAACTGTATATGTATTTCCTGCACCAAGAGTAATGCCTAAATTAGTTCCAGCAACTGTTGCAGTAGAACTTAAAGTGCCGACAGTAAATCCTGATGATCCAGCAAATGCAATGGATATGACAGCTCCAGTAGTTAGTGTCATTGTTGTAACAGTTAATGTGGCATTTAAAACAATTGTAGCCGCTATGCTACATAAAAACGTATTCCATTGTATACCTGGAGCGCTTATGTTTATGTTTCCACTATTCGCTGTTGAATAAGCGCAGGAAAATGCTGCAGAAGTAGAAACAATTGTACCTGCTGTATAAGTAAACAAATTTCCTATAAAGCTGTTAATCGTTACAGTACCTGCTGTGTTTATAGTGAGAGGCCCGCTTAATCCAGTGTTTGTCATAGTTAATGTACCCGTTCCGCCCATCACTATGTTGTTAGCCGTTATAGACGGACTTGCTAGAGCGCCACCACCATTTGTATTGACGGTAAAGCTACCGTTTGCGTAAACAGTGAATGTACCAGATATTGTTACGGAGCTATTACCTGTAGCATTTTGTAAAAGTCCACATGCTGTTATGTTGCTACTGGTAGTTATGGTGCAACCAGGTGTTGAGTTTGGTGTTAGTGTGAGATTGTAAAAATTAATTCCTGTGCTGCTCGTTACACTCGTTGTATTTGTGCTGTTTGTATTTAGGGTTGCGCCATTTGCTAACTGAACGGTGCTGGTGTTCATATTGGTTGTTCCTGAAATATACGTGATTGAGGTAATTCCGGTCATTGTACCAGTAAATGAATATGTACCAACACCCGCATCAACGACAATAGGATTAGTTAGTGTGCCAGTCCCAGCATGTGTTAATGATTTGAGTGTAATCTGTGATGTTCCGGAAATAACACTGGTTGAAAGAGTACCGGATATAGTTAAGTTACCTGCAATTGATGTTGTTCTATTTAAAACACAAGAAGTAAAAGTAGTAGTTCCCGAGAAAGTCCAGTTATCAACAAATGTTAAGGTGACAGCAGAAGAGCATGTAAAGTTTCTAGTAAAAGTTAATCCATTGCTAGTAAGAGATGAAGTAGCATTCACTATCCAAGTTCCTGCACCTGCTAAAGTCATACCTGTTCCTAGAGTTACATTACCCGAAATAGTTAAAGTAATGCCTGTATTAATGGTAACAGTACCTGTATAGTTTGTAAGAGTAATACTTTTACAAGTACCCGCACTTGTTACAGTACATGAAGCATTAGATCCCGCATCTATAATTACATCATCTAGATTGGTCGGCGTCGCGCCAGCTGAACTTCCTGATGATGATGTAGTACTCCAACTAGTAGTTACATTCCATCCAGTAGCTACGTTTCTATAATAGTATGTTGCCATTTATTAAATTATTATTGCTTCACCGATTGGAATCATTGTAGTTAAATCCGTTGCTGTTTTAATAGCATCAATTTTTGATTGTTCGGTAATTATTCTATTACATATACTTTGATTAATTTCTTCAACAGAACCTGGTCTAAAATGAATAATATCAATAGTTTTTACACCCGTTGATAAAGTCATTTCTACTGTTGTTGTTATTAAATCTTCATTTTGTTGTACGTTAGTGATTATATATTCCATATTATGTTCTTTTTATTGCTAAAGTTAATTTTGACCAAGTCACTGTTGGTGCACTACCTGTTATTATATATTGTATTAAAGTTCCCGCAGTTAAAGATGAAGTTGCCCACGATGTAACTGCGGCTGATGAACTAGGTGCTGAAGTTAATGTTGGTAAGTTACCTCCTGGTACTACTATAGAAGTTCCATTTACACGCAGATCGAATTGAATAGATCCTGAGTTATTTACATCTATATAATAATTAGTAATTGTAAATGGATATGTTGTTCTATAATAACCAGTAGATGTATTTGATATATTACTACTTTGACCATCAAATGTTACTCCTATTTGTTCTGCATTAGTAGCAGCAGATGCTGTTATAGCATACGATGCGCTTAAAGCATAAGAAGCAGATGTGCTAGAAGAAGCATATGATGCGCTAGTTGAATTTAAAGCATATGATGAACTTAAAGCTGGGTTAGTACTGTTATGAATTGAACCAGTCACGTAACTTGATGTTATACTATAAGATGAGGTAGTTGCATATGAACTTGATACGGCATTAAGTATATAAGATGCCGATATTGCATTTTGTGCGTAACTTGCAGTTGTAGCATATGAAGCTGAGCCAATTAATTGTCCTACAAATGATCCTGTAAAAGAACCTGTTGCTGTTAATATTGAACCATCCCATGTAAGATTTGTTACTCCTCCAAATGCTCCAGCATTATTATATTGAATTTGGCCAGTAGATCCACCTGGAGCAGTAGTTCCACCTGAGCTTCCACCTGCACCGCTACCTCTAAATAAACCCGCTTGATATATAGTAAATGAAGCTGCATCAGTGAATACGGCATTACCTCTTAATATCATGTATCCCACATAAATAGCATTTGCTGCTGTATTAGGAGCTTCTGTAAATAATTCAGTATCTACTGCTGCTAGCGCTAAAGCTTGACTAGTATATATTGCATTTCCATAGTAAACATAAAAAGCTTTTGTTGCACTATTTGGAAAATAATATACTCTTTGTATAGACCATCTATTATTTGCAACATTAGCTAATGTGCCATTATTTGAATATTTTGAGGGATCAATTGTAATATACCCAACGCCACCATTTGTATCATAAACCCAATTATTAGCACCTGATCCAGATTGGTAGTATCTATATATTTTTGAAACTGTAAGACCTGCTGGTTCTGATATATAACTTGGGTTGTTTGGATCTATTGTGTAATTTCTTCCGTCTACCCAAGCTGTACCACCCCCTAAAACTAATGAACCTGTTGAAGATCCACTCGGTGCTAAAGTATATCCTGAAATTTTCAAAGGACCAAATGCCTTTATAAAATCATATGTTCTTTGTTTCCAACCATACCCTATACTAGGAAATGTCTGGAAAGCATTTATATTTGTGTGGTTTTGATGTATTACTACTCCAATTGGAATTTTAGTATTAAAGTCACCATCTGTATATGGAACACCTTGAGCTTCTATAACATTTGAACTATTGATAGCCACAAATTGTTGATCGAAAGAAGCTGAAAGTGCATCAATTGTTTTTGATAGAGTGTTCCATTGTAAATATTGTATAGTTGGGTATGGATCTCTACTTGCTGTAGTGGCGTTTAAATTTACAATAATTCCTGAACCAGACGATATGTAATATATGTTTGTTCCTAAAGATGCAGAGATAACACCACCACTTAAAAGACCTGAATATAAATTACCCTCTATCCATCTAAGACGAGTTACATTACTAAATCCAGCACCATTTTGTGAAAAATACAAATCTTGTGTCGATCCTGATACATAAATGTATGATGCTGATATTGAATTGTCTATATTTTTAACTACTGGAACGAATTTAATCACCCCATTCGTTTCCGTATCACCATAAACTTTAATAGTCGGTGTAGCGGGCACAGTAGTTGAACCAGATATTATTATAGATCCTGACAGCGTTGTAGTGCCGTATAAAGTATTATTTCCAATTTGAGTTGTAGATCCTGATACATTTAAAGAGCCTGTTAATTGTAGAGTCTGAATTAAAGGATTTACATAAGAAGCTGTAACTGCGTATGAAGCTGATGCGACGCTATTACTATTTGTAAATATAGATCCAGTCACAAATGACGCTGTTAATGCATTAGAAGCACTTGTAGATGTATTACTATATGAAGCATTTATAGAATATGAACTTGATAAAGCATATGAAGAGCTTAAAGTTTGAATAGCGTATGAAGCAGTTCCAAATAAAGATCCTGTATGCACTCCTATAAATGATCCTGTAAAACTTCCTGTGTTATAACTAGATGTAAAACTATTTGGTACGTAGTTTGGAGTATATGACGCTGTGCTCGCAAATGAACTTGATACTGCGTTAAGTATATAAGAAGCGGTTGCCGCGTTTTGAGCTTGTGATGAACTTATAGAATAAGATGCGCTTAATGATTGTAACCCGTATGAAGCTGTTATAGCATAGCTAGATGAATTTGCGAATGAAGCTGTGTCTGAATATGATGCGCTTAGGGCATGTATAGCATAAGATGCAGTCATTGTTGATGTGTTTGCTTCAAACGCTCCAACAGGTACTTGATCTAAAAATCTAACTCTAGACATTAATTTTTTTGGTTTATTATAAATATTATTATATTATTGTTGCTCTAGACACAGCTTGGTCTATTTGAACTTTTCTTTCCACTTCTTTTTGTTTAAGTGTATTAGCAGTACCATCTGGGTTAATAGTACCTTTAAGTATAGCTTCATTAGATGTTGTTTCTACAGAGAATATTACTTTTGATTTGTCTCTAAATTTCTTTAAAGCATTCATATCTTTTTGTAGCACATCAGGTATTATATGCCCGTATAATTTTATATTAAATGTGCTTTTTACAACTCTTTCATCAGAATCAGATAATTCGTTTACTGTATTAAATGAATCTATTCGAGTTTGGAATTTAAATCTTTCCGGATCACCCCAATAAGCATCTGAAGCGTAGTTTATGGCTTCAACTATTTTGTTTAGTTGTTCAACATAATATGTAAATATAGTACAAGTATAGTTTACTGTTACATAATCAGGCATTATTGTAGCATAATATGTTTTTTCAGGTGTTCTATTATTTAGTACATTAAAATTAGAATAAGCATCTTTTATAGAGTATTTTTTAGTAAATACTCCAAAATTTTGAGGATTATTAGCGTCTAGTTTATTTGCTATAGTTCTATTTCTCTCTATTGATTCTCTTTTAAATACTACTAAAGGAAACATAGGAGCTCCTTTTGAATCTCTATAATATCCATCATTTTGCATTGATTTCCATTTTTCAGGAGAAGCATAAAGTATAGGTACAGATATTCTTTCACCGTTTTGTATAACAAAAGGTTTTATCACGTTTTGAAAATAATAAAATACAGCTTCATCTATATCTTGTATACCAATACTAAAAGGTTTAACTGTATCTCCTTTAAAAGATGTTTGTAAAGCTCTGTTAGTATTTGTAGTTGTAGATGAAAAATTAGGATTACCAGCTACAGGGTCTGAAGGAGTTTGTAATCCTATGCTTATTTCTTTTTGGGTTTTAGGTATTGGTTTTCTCCCTTTAGTAGCCATTATAATCTAGTTTTAGTAAGGTTAATACGATCTTGAGGCACATAATGCGCTTTACATATCACTGAAACATTGTAACCAAAGTTTCCTAATCCTGGGTTGAGAGGGTTGTATCCTTGATCATCATTGTATGAATAATCTGGGTCTTTACCTAGAACGAATTGAACTACATTTTCATTATCTATTTCCCAATATGCTTCTTGCCACATTATTATGTCTCCTATTTCCGGGACAATATTAGCGTCAACTAAATCATCTCTTAAGAATCTAAAATTGATAGGCCAATCAAATCCTACAATTTCATTTGTTGTAGGGGCGGTTTGATCTCCTACTTCAACTAAACAGTTAAATATAACAGGTTCATTAAAATATCTTCCACCAGAGGTTTCACCGTACATATTAACTAACGTTTCAGTGATATTTACTTTATAGTAAACACATTCTTGAGAAATTACATTTCCCATTAATTCTCTGTTCACATACCTGAACATACTAATATCTCTTGCAGATCCAAATAAAGCCATTATCCTATGAATATTAAATTTGGTACATAATTTATTTCTTCTACTCTAGCTTTTGATTCAGCTGCTCTTCTTTCAAGTAAAGCTTGTTGTGAAGTTGATTCAAAATATGCTCTTAATCTTTCAATTAAAGCATCTTTAGTAGCGGTAGCTGAAGCTAGAAGATCAGATTGATTTAAAGTAACTTCAGCACCAGGTACTGGTATAGTACTATATTTTCCTCTAACATATCCTAACATTTCTTTAGATATCGCTAATGTGTATTCAAATATCCATTGACGCCCAACAGAATTTATAAGTGAATAAGTTGGGTTACCATAAGGAGCATTAGATTCATTTGTAATAGTACTTGAATTTCCAGTAATAGAATTAGCTAATCTGTCTGCTAACTTAATATATTGAAATGATATAAATGCTCTTCCCCATGATGTAGGCATAGGGAATATTCTTAATTTACCATTAACTAATTCAAATGAATAATTTGATAAAGCTACTGTATTTTGCATCTCAATAGCTTGAGTTGCTTGTATAGTTAAACTTGTAGGTATCATGAGATAACCAGCAGTACCATATCCTACACTACCTATAGCTGGAACTCCACCTAAGTTACTGAATCCCATACCATAAAGCGGGTTGGCAATTTGGCTAGCAGCTGGTGGTGGGTAAAAGAATACTCTTTTTATTTCTATACCACCAGTTATACTTTGTGAAATAGCCCATGCATTTAAGTCATAATCTTGTACACTAGCAGTTAATGGTATTGAACCACTATACCATGTCACATTACCTCCTACTCCAATTTCTTCACCATATTGTTGAGATAATCTTATAATATTTCCTAAATTAGGAGTTATTAAAGTATTATTTACATCAACACTTGTAGGTAATCCTTCTAAAGTGAGCATATTGTCTCTTACTTTAAAAGCATAAAGTTCATTACCATATGTAGTAATTGCTTCTTCGAATGCTGTATAAAAATTTATATCTTGCAATTCAACTTCTTGTATAGGATATCCCATACGTTGAGCACAAAATTTAGATACTCTATCAGCATCTGTTTGGAATTGCGGATCATAGTCATAAAACCCAAACGGAGTTGATCCTGGGTGGAATGATGATGATCCTGGCCAAATTGGTACGTTCATTATTATTTATATTAAGATCCTATAATAAAATATTCTATATCAGCTGTGCTGCTTGAAGGTTGTAATTGTATTGAAGCAATATTGTTAAAATTTAATCCAGATACACTTCCTGTCATTTTAGTAGTAGATAACATAAATGAACTACCTGTTGCTATTAAATAACTCATAGCTTCAGTTGATGAAGAAACAACAATTTTTACAGGAGTAGATGTTGATTTATTAGTTATTCTTCCATATTGAAAGCTACTAGTTGTAAATGTACCTGCTCCAGTATTGTTAGAAAATGAAAATATAGTAGTAAGTGAACCTGTTGGTATTGTCATTATTCTATTATCTACATAACTCGCACTAGATATAGTTTGAGTTACTATTGAATCTCTACTAATTCCTCCTAAAGTTATTTTTTCACTTATTTGTAAAGTAAAATCCGCCATATGCTTTTATTTATAAATATTAAAAAAAGGAGTTCTGATTCAGAACCCCAATGTAATTAATATAAATATGCTTTATTTTTACTTCCCATATTCATAATCGAGTATTTTACCAACTAAGTCTGAGCGATGGTTAGTTTGTAATTTTATCCATTTAATTTCTTCAATTTTTTTAGATAATTCAATTACGTAAGATAGGCCGTTAATTTCGCCAGTAGATGTTTTTATGTCAGTTTGCTCATTATCTCCGTTTATCACGATTTTTCCGGTTTTACCTAAACGAGTTAATATGGCTAACATTTCGGCCTTGGTAAGATTTTGTGCTTCTTCTACAATTAGAATATCATCTACTGTTTTGCCACGAATAAATTGAACTGGGAGTGCTTTGATTTTTTCGTCTGAGACTAGCTTTTCTACTTCACTTTTGTCGGTACAGCATTTGTTTAAATTATCAAGTAATGCTTCCATATATGGGTCAAATTTTTCATTTAGACTACCAGGGAGAAAACCTAGACTTTTACCTACTTCAATTGCTGCTCGAGTATTGTAAATGCAATTTACTTGTTTTTTCTTAAGAAAATCTAATGCTGCTTGGGTGCATACTAAACT